CATCGCTTAAAGTACCATCACCATCGACAGATATACTTCCATCTCCCCATGACGTACCTAAAGAAGGTGTTACAGTATCAAAACCTATCTTAGTATTACCGGGTATTTTATCCCAGTTATCATGACGTTCATATATATTACCTGCACTATTTGCATTCTTGTTTACTATAGAAACTGTAGCATCTGCTCCTTCTTCTTTAGCAATTGTGTATTTGTGGTATACACCCTGTACTTTTAATCCTGATTCAGCTGGTAGTACTTTAGTCATAGCCCAGTTGTAACCATTTGTAGTTACATTATCAGTTCTTCCATACAGTACCTCAGATAAGCAATAAGAGGAGTGCAAGCAAACCACCGATGCCAGCAGCACCTTTGGCAGTATTCTTATCATCATCCGACCACTCCTTTGCAGATCCAGACTTAGCACCTGGTACTAGCTGTGGGTTATTCTTCCATGCTTCTTTTGCTGGTTGACCTACAAGTCCATCGAACGGACAAGGAGTTCCTGCATTAAGCATACTTGTAAAAATTCGTTTATCTTGGCACATTACAGATACAGCTGCCACCTTCATCCCCATATCATATAATACCTTAGCATTTTTAAGTCTTTCACAATTCATATCACGTACAGTTTTACCTGCAGATATACCTAATATCTGTGTCTGAACTGCACCACTTACACCAACTGTACAAAGATCAGAGTTTGATGCACTGATATTTGGTGACATAGCTGATGGTGGCGGTGACTTAACTGTAGTCTCTGATGACATATTAGAGTTAACATTAGAGTTTGTATTACTATTAGTCTCTATACAGTTAGCATTAGTTGCACTATCACAACCCTCCGCACTTGCAGATCTAACACATAGTATAAATATAGTTATTGCAATTGCGACAAAAATCATTATGCTCTTTTCATTCTTAGCCATTAAGTGTCCTCCGGTAATGCAAAGCACCAGGTCTTTACTGATGAAGCATTATCTGGGGCGAACTCCCATATCTTTTTATTAACTGTTTGTTTAGTTACTTCACAAGCTTGGTAGCTTGGTAATATATCTGGATATGCTTTTATCATGCACATTTGATCTAAGTCAGTACACAACAATGCCAATACAAAATACATTGTGTACCTCCTAGGTTTATTGTTTCTATAAGGAGAGCATACTAACAGTTGAACCACTTCATTTGAAAAATAGGTTCTTGATTAATATCCTCTATAATATTAACAGTGTTTATTGGCACTACTCCTTCTAAGTAATAGTCTATTAACGTGTTAGCTATCTGCTCTTCATGTTCGACTATAACCACTTTGTGTTGTCTGGTTCCCAATCTGCTGTCCTCTGTGTAAAACTTATATTTCTAGTTGTTAACCTATCCCAGTGTGTACGCAAAACTTCTGCGCATATAGCTAATGATATAACCATATCGTCGTAACATCCGGGCGCCGCCTCCGTTTTTCCGGTTTCGGTAGATATATACTCCTTCAGCTCCTGTATTAACTGCGGGGAAGGTATCATTATCTCCTCGTTTTCTATAAGGTTCTTTAAATTTCCTATAATTGCCGGCTTAGTACCTGTTGTAGTCCTAAATCCTAGCCTAGTTCCCTCTTCATTGCTCACATTAGCGATCTTAGTCTGTCTATATAGGTTAATATAGTCCATTGACTCCAGCTTTTGCAGGGTTGCAATGCCCATTGAGTTAGATTCTACTGCGAGTAGCGCATTATTGTAGTATCTACCTAGATAAAACAGGAGTTCTCCCCACATTGAGGGGTCAATACGGTTATTCCTGTAGGTTGCTACCACTTCTCGCTGCTTATTCATAACAACACAAGCAGAATAGTCTTGACCTACACCTAAACAGACATCTGCTCCTATAACATAGGGCTCTTCCCACTTAGGAAAGTCGTATATGTAGAGGTTTCCTTCTCTATGTTCGTCAAGCATCTTGCTATGTGGGTCCCACTCTGATCTTCTTTGATGTGGTTTTGGCAGTAAGGCATCCAAGCGCTCCAAGTTGAAGACGTTAGATCCACTAACAATAAACGCTTCGTCAGCTGTTGCTGGGTATTCTTGTTTAAACTTAAGCTCTCCACCTTCGGCAATCTTAAGTCTTCTCCAATATAGTTGGTCATTATCTAATCCGTACTTTTCTACTAGCGCTTCTTCCTCTATAGTTAATTCCATAGCCTCTGGTGCTGTTCTTCTATATTCATCTGTGATATACCAAGGAAGAAAAATTGGTACATATTCATTCTCATTATTGCACGCACCCTTCCACAACCTATAAAACTCCCCTTGAGCACCGTTGGCTGTTGACTCTAGTATAACCTCAGTACCTTCAGCTGCAGATATACCTTGAAACAAACCAGCTAAGATCTTCTCATCATGTTGCCAGAAAGCAATCTCTGACAAATGAGCTATAGTTGGTGTTGTTCCTCTACCTGCCTCTGGTGAACCTGCTGTATACAATCTATAGGACGCCGTTGCATCCTTGTCAGGCATAGCTGGACTATTAATAATAATCTCTTTAGCATTTGAGCGTAACTCCGTAGGTGACAAATCACCATCTATCTGCTTAATTAAGTTTTTACTAAGAGCAAACAAAGCATCTGAGGTAGCAGAGTCATGAGCCATAACAACTGATCTAGCATAAGGAGTAAAGTAAGATTTCCAAAATACTCTACCAGCGCAATAGGTAGAAATACCCTGCTGCCTAGCTTTAAGTATAATAGCTCTAACCTTTCCAGTCTTTTTTAGTTGTTCATTTAATTTTTCTGTAATTATCTTTTGACATTCGTTAAGTTTAAAAGGTACAAAGCCCTGCGATGCATCCTTAGTAATAATCTTAATCTGCTGTTCAGCAAAAGCAGCAAAGTCATTTTTGTATTCATCTAACTTTCCACGTTTTTGCTTCTCTTTTAATAACTTAGTTAATTCTCTTTTATCCATTGTTTAAGCCCTCGGTTTCTATGAGGGGAGTATGGGTGCGTGGGAGAGAGAATAAAGAAGGTTTTATATATCTATACCATCATACCTATATCTTACCCCCTCTTTCCTCCTACATCTTCTCCTATATACACACAAAAATTACCCAAGCGTAATTTTCTCTATACATTAATTATATACTACATATAATTATAAATTTAAATTCAACAAATAAAGGAACACCATATGCAACATTCAACTCAACCAACAAAAACACCAACAATCAAATCACTTCAATCTAAAATCAAATACCTTCAACATCAACTCAAATCACATACTCCAACTATAAAACCAACCAATCCTTCTACACCAACTCAAATTCAAACTACAATAACAAAACTAACTCTATTTCCAGGATCTAAAATCAACTCCAAATGGTCGAAGGATATGGTCGGCATCACTACCTCTAAAGGTAAATACATTGCTCATCTTTACCAACTACCACACTTCACCAAACTCCTTAACTCAAAGGACACTGTAACTTTAACCCTAAAACCCTGCTACTTCCACAAATCCCTCCAACTAGCCTCATGAGGGCTATAAGGAACCTCTCTTCGGAGGGGTTCCACTCTCTTTTTTTTTTGTATTACCAAGACCGGGGTTGTCCACTCCCCATGTGCCAATAAAGTGAGGATACGGCATAGTCCTGAGTAGTCAGACTTTAAACTGCTCAACCGTCCTGAATATGACGGCACACCCAAACTATTCCTGTCCTAAGTATGACATGAGATAAATGCTTCAGTCCTGAGTAAGACTGTCTTAAACTACTCTTTTTTTTTTGTAATCAGATCAATCCTAAGGACCTTGGGGTTGCACTGAGTGTTGGATGACTGGCAAGACCACACAGAATCACCAACAACCCGCAGGGGCGAACCAATAAATGTGGTCACAAATCCATTGAAAGGAACTAAAATGGAAAAATCTTATAATGTAACTATCACGATCTCAATGCTTAAATTCAAGCAAGATCCTAATTCTTCTGCTACTCTTATAACTGGCAGAACTCGCAAAGCATCATGGAAATCAATGATGACTAGACGTCAAATACGAGCATTTGGCAAATCCCCTGCATTCGGTGCTGATTACATAGAAGTACGTGTGGATATCGAAGGTGATCCTAAAGGTATGGAAAGAACTATAAATCCTTACCTTTCAGGCTACTCAGAGTCTATTCATCATGATGATGGCACCGTCACATATATCGATAGTAAATTCTAAAAGATTATATACTCTCCTTATAGGAGTGGGTCGGTAATATACTCTACTTACTCCTATAAGATACTCTTAATGTAACGAAAGGAACTGTTATGAATACTAAGCATCAAATAAGAATACAAATCATAGACTTCAAGAAAGGTATATCATTAGGTACAATGAATGTTGATGTATCTGAAGAATACTATGATAAAATACGTAGTCTCTCAGGATACAATGCAGCAGAATATGGTCTTGAGGTACATGAAACACTAGATCAACCAGTATATTTAAGTATAAAAGCAGTAAGCGAAGAGGTAACAAATGACTGACGAACATAAAGAGTTCTTTGATAGGTTCAACGACTGGCCTATAAATCAATGAGTGGCTTCATAGCAATCATTGTATTAATTGTCTTGTTCAAAGGCATTAGCGCTCGAGAAACAAGATTAAACTTAAATCAAGAAAAAAGGCAGTGGTTTGATTACATTGACCTTAAATATATCATTAAGCGTAAAGAGAAACCGTGGAAATACTAATAGCACTTTTAGCACTCATAGCTTCTCTTATTATCAAAAATTGCCCAAGAGCAATTTTCTCAAAACATTACAATAACGTAATGCAACACTCAAGTTAACATGACAACAAAAGGATTATATCATGGAAAAACCTAGAAACTATCTAATCAGCGACGTAACTTTCAACTGGGCACGTCTTGACAAACCTCAGAACCCATTCGGCACTGAGCAATATGAATTACAAATTGCAACTACAGATGCAGCTAAAGCAGAAGAGCTTAAAGCTAATCATCTAAACGTCAAAGAGAAAGAAGCAGGTACATTTACTGTATCTCTCAAGCGTAAAGCAAAACGTGCAGACGGTTCAGATAACGGCAAAGTTCAAGTTGTCGGCACTAAAGCATCTGATGTTATCGATGTACGTACTATCGGCAACGGCTCACAAGGTAATGTCATCATATGGCAGTACCCTTACGAAGCAATGGGCAGATCAGGTATTGCTTCATCGCTAACTAAAGTACAAGTTGTAGATCTTAAAGTATACGACGGCGCAGGTGATGTTGATTTCACAATGGAAGCAGATCCAGATCTTCCTGACTTCAGTAACATCCAGCCTAAAACTGATAAAACAGCAGATGAATTAGGCTTCTAAGCTTTACTACCCGTAGCTCATAACAAAATATAACAAGAGCACGGTTGAATATAACTAGCTCTAACGATACACTTTATGTTCCTTTTGTGTATTGTTAGAGTATTTTTTTTATAGGAGTAAAGTGTTACGGCAGCACGACGGATTCCAAATCCGTAAGACTGGGTTCAATTCCTAGTGCTCCTGCCACAAACTAAGGAGTAATCATGCCAGTTCTATGGGCTAAACACGAAAGGAAAGAAGAGATGTCAATATGCGGTGAACTAGAAATATGTCGCACAACAATACTATTGTATCACAATAAACTACGTAAATTCTTAGCATGTAAAGAAATGTCTAAAGCAGATAAACATATATACAATATAAGCAGACATCTAGTAGATTTATATAAACGTAGATCAATGCTAGAAGATATATCTATATATGAATCTAAACCTCTGTCAGAATTAGAAATGTCTATGTGCGATGAATTAGAAACATCAAGAACAGAATTAAAGAAAGGTAAATCATGAGTAAAACTATACCGTTATCCGATGAACATAATGAGCACGACGATACTGCTGATAGCTTCAATCGAGAAATAAAGCAAAGACTAAAGAATGAAGGTTACTCAGATAAATGGCTAGAAGATCATTTAATCATAGACTTTCCAAATGACTAAATATGAATCAGCAGCAGACTATTGGGAAAACTTCCACATACATGAGTATATATCACGTACATATTGTGTACCTGCTCAAACAGCAGAACAAGCATTAGAAATGTATAACGAAGATTCCAAATACGTAGAGTTAATTAAAGATAACACTGAAATAGAAGTGGAGAATAATTAATGGTAAACTATACATCACATATTCGTAATATGTTAAAACGACAACTAACACAGAAAGGATTTCGTAATGATGGCACTATAGAGCTACGTGCAATATCATTTGTAGCAGACTCACCAAGTCTGTTCGGTAAACCAAATCAAAAATATATCGAAGCAGAAATACAATGGTATCAATCATCAAGTAAATCTGTATATGATTTGTTTGATATATACGGTAAGAAAGTACAAATATGGCAAGATGTTGCAGATGAATACGGCGAAGTAAACTCAAACTACGGCTGGTGTATATACTCATCTGAACGAGGTAGTCAGTTCAAAAACGCTTATCGTAAACTATTAGAAAAACCTCATACACGTCAAGCTGTACTTATATATCAACATCCTGATATGCACATGATTGCTGGTAAAGACTTCACTTGTACAAACACACAACAGTTCTTTATTAAAGATAATCAACTAGAATGTCTTGTGCAAATGCGATCTCAAGATGCAGTCTACGGCTACAATAACGATATTGCATGGTTCAAACATGTTCAGACTAGAATGCTAGCTATGATTAACAGATCTAGATACGAACACGATGCACCAGAATTATCACTCGGACCTATAACGATGCAAATAGGTTCGCTGCACGTATATGAAAGACACCATCACTTAGTAGAGGAACATAAATGAGTTTAGCTATATCGTATGCGTTAGCACTTCTTGTAATCGTCGGCATGATCGACTTTTGGCTAAGGACAAAATAATGGGAAAACATAAAGAACTTAATACACGTAAAGATGAAAGGTTAAATAGTATAGCAATAGAAGAACAGATACAAGTTTCATTCAATCCGAATGATAAAACAATAGTGATCTCAATCGATGGTAAAGGCTTACTCTTAGATATAGAAGAAGCAGCAAAAGTATTTGTAGATATAGGTCACATACTTCAAGATATCGATTATAAAACTAAACTTGAAAACAAAAAGGAAAATACAAATGACTGATAATACATATTGGATTACTACAAAGAATCGTGATGTACATAGCTCATATAGGTTCTCAACTACAGATAAAAACCATCCGTTAATTCAAGAAATGAAAGATATTGCTAAGAAAGAAAATAAATCTAGACGTAAATATGCTAAGCAGAATAATAGAGAACCAAATATTATAAGACTAAGGTTAATGCCTCGTGGTCCTCGTACTGCAGCTTCACAAATAGTATATGGTAGAAATCGTCGTAGATCTTATGATAGTTATTTACCAATGGAATTTGCTACACACTTCGATGTATATGTACATGATCCAATGCATTATGACACTTACAGATCTTATAGCAGAGGTTTCAACGATGGTACACAAAGAGCTAAACAAGAAATAAGGGAGTTGATTAATCATGTCGCATAGTAAAATAGAACTATACGAAGAAGAAAAGCTGTTTGCATCGCCTAAAGATATAGAAGAGCTTATGCAGCATCCACTAATGAAACAAAATGATATAGGAACAGTAACATGCACAATGATGATGTACAACGTAATGATAAAAGAGATAAACAAGGTGATAACGTCATTCAATTTAGTACTAAAAGAAATAGAGACATCAAAGATTGGAAATTCACATTCATAGCATATAAAATAAAAGACGAAGATCGCTATGAATTTAATATAACTCAACCAGAAGAAGATCAACTAGACGATCTTTCACTCGCTGATATACTAGCTCGTGCAGCATTTCAAATAGCTCCTGAAGAGTTTTCAGAAGAACAAGAAGTTTGCTTTAAGCCTGACTTCGAAGCTGATTTAGATGATGGTAACGATGGTTGGGTTGACGATGATGAAGACCTAC